TTTTGGCAGTTATACTTTGTGTGATACCACTTGATACCATCGATGTACTACTAGTACCTATCCAGCCACTTGAAATATTTTGATTGCTAACAACCTGTAAAACTGTACCTGCTGTATTAATTCCTAAGCCATCCGCTGTAGGTGTAGCACCTGCTGCAGTCTGTATCTGATCGACTTTAATTATACTGGTCATTGTGCGATCTCCTCAACCGAAAAATAAACTCTAATATCACTTCCTTGATTGATATATACTGTTCCTGACCCTGATGATCCTTTAAAATATATTTGATACGTTCTTAAATTTGTATTAGTAGCTGGAACATAAGCAACAGATGAGTTGGCGCTAGGGTGTATTGAGCCTGATGCGTTATCATAAATTGAACTTAATCTGCCATACCCATTGCCGAACAGTGTTGCTCCACTTACCCCATCAACATATAGGTTTATATCCATTTGCTTGCCAGCGGAGTTTATATATATTCTACCCCCCATAACACTTAATCGTATAATACTATTAGCATACTTTGGAGTAAATGCTTTAGACAATCCTGATGAGACTAGTACAGTTGACGCTGTACTAACGTCTCCTAAAATATGCGCATATTGAGTTTGTATAACATGCCCAGGAATATGCACACCATTACCGCTTGTCTTTTCGACGAGATTATCAACATATAAGGTACTGGTCATTGTTTAATCTCCCTTATAATGAAATAACTTCTGGTTTGCGCTGCATAAGTATGCCACCACACAACACCAGTGCCAGTTATATTTTGCCCTCGCAATCTATAAATTCTAGTATTTGTATTGTTTGCTGGAGTATAATGCATAAATGAATGTCGAGAAGGATCTGCATCAGTACCTAGCCCAGAATGGTTATGCTGTCCAGTTTGAAATAGTGTAGAATTTGCGGCAACATCATAAATGTTCCATCTTATATTTTGATTAACTTGTCTACCAAAACTATAATCTACTTGAAATTCTAATAAACTATCGGCATACTTTGGAGTAATTGATAAATTATTAACATCTATCATTGAACTTGAATTTGATGATAAATCAGCGGATCTTTCAAGATAAACGTGCTGCACTATAGTTCCTGCAGGAGGAATAAAACCTTCACTAGCATCTAGTGTCTGACCACTAGGTATTAATACTGTATCAGCATTAGCTCCACTTGTAGGACCTCTTAATGTTTGAACTGTTAATTCACTTGCCATATTCCTACCTTAAACTATAGTTAATGTACCATTGACCGTTATATCACCTGTAGCGGTAAATGGACCAATGATCATTGCGTTGTCTGTTGATGCAATAGTAAAGTCATCTGCACTACTATTTGCATTTTGATATACCTTTGCAGTCACGGCAGTTGTAGCACCAAAGTCAATATCTTCACTGCTTGCTGTGATTGCGCCGTTTGAATTTAATACTAATGCCATTTTTTTATCCTATTAATATAACAGAAAATGAATCTGCACTGTCTACTTTAACATTAGAACCTGCCCATACTTCAATATAATCATTTACATTCATGCTTCCAATAAAACTCATGCATGTGTGTGCTGAGCCGATGTCGTTATCAAATTCTAACGCTGGTCCGTAATGTGTTCCATTTTTTTTAATTCTAGCGTATACTGCGCCGATGTTAATTCCCTTTACTGAAAAATGTATAGCATATTTTCCAGAGACAGGTGCAGTAAATCTGTTATTGCCTGTAGAATAATGACTTCCATTACCCCAATCTTGGACATTATATTGAACTATTGCCCCAGTATTAATGTTACCAATAGTACTAGACGCTCTAAACCCTGGCTGACTAGGTGTTGTAACATGACCGTTTTCATTAATAGTCATTGAAAGATTGTTAGTAGTAGAGCCAGTATAAAATTTAAGTCCCACTGGAGTGTTGTTTGTAGATGCATTCCCTGCCATATAAGCTAGAATACTTCCCACCTGTCGGTAATTGGTTCCATCATGCGGATGAAAATGTATTTGTCCTACATTCTGACCATTTGTCTTTGCGGTAGGACTCGCAATTGTTCCATTTGATGCGTAGAATCTTACATCATTTCCTGAACCGCCTGAACGGTACATAAAAGGACCACTTTCTCCTTGACTTTTTAAAGTTAGTGATGTATTATTTACATTTAAAGCACCACCTGTAAATGTAGTAGCTCCAAGGCTTCCATCTGCAGCAAGCTCAATGTTATTGCCCGAGTTATCAGGATGTTTTATGTTTTCTAATTCTAATGTTGACATTTTATTATCCTAAGTTAGCCGAGAAGGTAAACATGAAAAGACGATTCTCCATGAAGTTCTGAAGTTCCTCCGTTGTGTCCACCCTTTGGTCTTAAAGTATCTCCAGCACTACAGTAAACAATACCAGAACAACTCATTGCCATGTAGTTAGCAAAAGCTTCATTATTACCGTTGATAACATGAATTCTTGTACTGTTATAATCGCCATCATTTTTACTTATAAACAATCTAATGTAGGCAGACATAGTAAAAGAAGCTGTTTCCCACCTTGCATTAGCTGAAGTGAAGTAATATCCAGCTACAGGTGCAGTAAATATGTTTGTTGAGGTATTGTAATGATTTCCATTGTTAAATAATGTTCTTCCAAATGGAAGAAGTGTTTGATCTCCAGTAGCAATAGTGTTGTTCCCGTTGACGCTAGGATATGCAGATACCGCTGGCTGCTCAGGTGTTGTGACATAGCCAGATGAATTAATATGTAATGCTGCTGTATTACTGCCAGCACCTTGTTCTATTTCTAATCCAGTAGAGTTTGTGGTATCATCTCTTATTATAAAAGTTCCATTAGCAGATCCCCATCCTGAGGTACCACCAGCTGCACCTATATTCCAATCTGATTGGACTGATGAATAATTATTTCTAATCTTAATACCGTTATAATATAATCCTGCTCCATCAACTCTAACAATAGCTTGTCCTGTTGAGCGAACATCTAAATTATTAGAAGGAGAATGAGTACCTCCAATAGCAACAGATTCAGCAAATTTATTTATTTCACTAAAAGTATTAGCAACATTCTTCTGTGGTACCTGATCAAGGTCTAGTGTAGAACTACTAGCAGCATTCGGGGCTTCCAAGTCTACATAACCTGAGCTATCACCATTGATTCTTAACTTAGCCATTTATACAATCACCCATCTTGATCCGCTAGGAATAGTTACTGTTACGCTGGTATCCAATGTAACTGGTCCAGCACTCATTGCAGATTTATTTGTTGTTATAGTATAGTTGCTTGATACAATTTGAGCATTTTCATAAAACACATCTTGCTGAGCACCAACAATCAAGTTACCTGAACCTAAAATAGAAGCACCGTTCACACTTTTAATATGTGTACCAGATACCAATGTATCTTGTTTATTTGTTACTGCATTAACTTCTGATTGAACCGCAGTATGCAATTTAGCAAGTGTAATTTCGCCATCAGGAATATCAGCAATAGTGATACCACCAGTTGCGATACTTCCAGCATCTACCGATCCATCAGCTAAAACCGCATTTGATATTTTCTGAATTGCCACTTTAGGCTCCTATTAAGTTACGGCTTTGTAGGCCAAGTTATGTTATCTGGAAAACCAGCTTGTTCTGGTATATTAAGCAAGTCAGTGCGATACTGTGTCCATTCCGCTTGTTTATCTTCTGTTAGTTCAGCCCACCGAAGAGGGTTAGTTACTAGAGGATCTACTTCTTGCAGTAGCTTTTCATTTCTTTGCTCTCTTATTATAATAGGTAACATATCAATCGGTGCTTGGTTATATGCTTCAATCTCTTGCGAAGTCATATCAACACTAACATTATTTACTATTTTTTTCATGTTATGCGTCCTTTAATCCATAGAGTGCAAATTTACCTGCAGCAAAAGTTGTGGTACTAGGTTTAATCAACATATATGTCATATTATTACTAGTGTTAGGCGCAATACCACGTATTCTAGGCGCGCCAGAAGCACTTGTTCCTGTAACAAAATAACCATTAAGATCAACTGGGCTATTAGTACGCCCACCAATCATTCCACTAAAGCCAAACTTTGTAGAGGTTGTTGGGGTACTCCCTGCTCTCATAACAACTTGATATGTCCAAGAGCTACTTGTTGTTATACTACTACCGCTTTCTGCTCCTCTTTGATAATAGAGGCTCATTCTGTTTGTCCAAGGTTCACTGCTATTGTATGCGCCTTGATAGAAAGTAAAATATAAACAATATTCATTTACAGGTGCGGCAGTAAAAGCACAGTCATGCGCAATAATATGATAACTACCATAGTCTGAACTACTTAAATCAAATTCAACTTGTGCTGTAGCACTTGTAACTGTTTGTGTACTAATATGCACGTAGTCAGATGAACCACCACCACTTGATACTGTTTGGAATTCAATACCATTTGCACTTGCATTTACAGCAAGAACCTGGTTAGCTGTACCTCCTGTAGGAGATAACATAGTAGATGTTATAGAATTGGCAGCATTAAAAGCTCCTGCGATACCCATATGAACAACTCGAACATTTGTAGTATTAGGAAGTGCAGGTGAAATTGTAAGAGTTGTTCCTGATATTGAATAAGCTGATGTCGGCTGAACAATGCCATCAATAGTTAATAGTATTTGATTTGTTCCGGTAACTGCTCGTGTTAGTGTGTAAGTTGTCTGTGATCCATTTGCAACATATTCATCTTCTAAATAATCTTTTAGATTTGCAACTAATTTTGATGCGTCAACCGATCCATCTGAAGGAGTAGCTGTGCCACCAACACCACCAAGCAAAACAATATGACAAGTGTCACCAGATGCTGGAGCAGATGCGAATACAATACTACCACCGCCGATACCTAAAGTATATGCAATGCCAGGTTCCTGAATAATACCATTCAGTGAGACAATAAGTTGTGTTGCGTCTCCAACTGATTGGTTAACTGTACTATAATCCAAATCGAACTGAGTTAATGATCCGTTGAAAGACGAAGCAATAGAGTCTAATTTCTTAAACTCACCAGCAGATGGCTGATTTCCTATGTAGTTACTCATTGAGTTCCCTATCCCTCAAGTTCTTTTAGTTATTTATAACAGTTATATTCGATGTTATCCGATTAGGTGTCCTGAGAAAAATGTATGACCTAAATAGCAGCGCACAGTTTGGCCATTTCGAGCACCTAGTTGAATATAATCCCCAGCGCTAAGGTATATACAAATCGAACCCGAACTAAGCTCAGAATTCGCGCCCTCATTGGTAAAACCAGTAAGAACAGTATCGACGGGTGCGTAGTCAGCGCCATTTTTCTTTAGGACTGCCTGCCCCGTAGTCTCCATGTAGAAAATAGTGTTAACCTGGTAGACTCCATCAACTGGCGCAGTAAACTTGGCAGATGCTGCGTTGTAGTGGTTGCCTATATTCGTCACAACCGTTCCAAGAGGTAATATAGCAGCGGTGGGCGTTGTGTGCCAGCCACTTCCTCCCGCAAGCCACGCTGGCTGACGTGGCTTTGTGACAATACCATTACCACTAATACGCATTTTTTCTGTTGCAGTATTAATACTACTAGTGTTATCATCGTGAGTATAGAAGGATAAATGTGTCCCCCAATGAGCTGAGTTATTAGTTCGGGCGCCTATAATGCTTGAAAAATGTGTTCCGCTGCTTGTTGCTAGATGAAGTCCTGACATGTTATTGTCATTATTTGAATTCGTTATCCAAACACCAGGTGTATTAGTACCTTTGGTTAAAGTAGTACTGTGTGCCTGAGTTGATGCTGTTTCAACATGCAATCTATCGAGTGCTGATTGAGTTCCAATAGAAACATTACCGCCAATAGGCTGTAAAGCTAAGTTTCTGGCTGCAGAGACTGCCGGATTGGAAGTCCTACCTTGTATATAAAGAGGATAAGGAGAAGCATTACCAAGTCCAAAAGCAAATTCAAAATCTTCATTAGTAAAAATTTGTCCTGCTGCAGCACCTCCAGTTGTGGATATAGCAGTTGTGCTTGGTTGATCTACTGACAGCTTAGCAGTAGGACTATTTGTACCAATACCAACATTACCAGCATTGATATAAGAATCGTCTGAACTATGGCCGCTAAAAAATACAGCAGTATTGTTACTCTGATCTAATAACTTATACGTACCAGCACCGACATTTTCCAATCCAAAAATGTGTTTTGCTGTTCCGTTGCTATTGCTAAAACCTATAATATCCGTATTAGTTGTCGCTGTTCCTTTTACTTCTAAACGATAATTTGGATTATCTGTACCAATACCAACATTACCTGACGAGTGGACACGCATACGTTCTGTGCCGCCAGTAGAAAACGCCATAGGCTGTGAATTACCTGCACTGTTAACATAACCAGAGTTAATAAAGGTATATCCGCCAGATTCATTAATGCCCAATTGAATAGCACGACCACCATCCGTATTGTGGACAGTCAAGCCGTTAGTCATATTACCTGAAGTAGCTGGCGCGCCCGCAGCAACATTTACGCTGAGCTTGCCAAAGTTTGAACTAGTACCAATACCAACATTGCCTGACGTGTCAAGTACCATCTTAATAGTGCCACCAGCATTTTTTAATTCAAAGTCTGTTGCACGAAGTATCATCTTACCCCATGAGGAGCCTGGATTATCGTAAGCGCCTATCTGTCCAACAACATCTAAATTACCACCCATTTGGATATGGCTACTATTAACTATTGTCTGACTTAAAGATGGAAGCGTAACAGTTTTAGAACTAAGATCCATAGTAGTATGCAACTTAGCGTGTGTAATACTAGCATCATCTATTGCTGCTGTAGTAATCACATCTGCAGGAAGTGCACCTGCTTGGATTTTAGTAA